GCGTCAAGTTGGAGAGTTGAACTGAGATTGTCTAGTCTTTGCTCGTCCTCCAAATATTCGATTAGTCCCTCAATGAAATCCATTAGAGCCCCCATACCGCAGCCTCCTGCCTGATAAATCTGATAAGGACAGCGAGAACAACACCGAACCCGTGAGGGTTTAACCCCTTTTCGAGCATAGCCCCTCTGTCTCTGAGAGGGACATGATAGCCTTGAAACACGGCAAAGACACGGTGCATTGGTTTTCTGTCCATTTCAATTCTACTACGGTAATACCCTACTTAAATGTTTAAACAGTTAATTAGTCACATAAAAAAAATTATGCGTCAATCATGCCATGATAAAAGACGACATTAACGTCGTCCTCCTCCATGCCAGCCAGACGCAAGCCCTCCTTGATTTGATCATCGGGGACTCCGTTTTGCAGGAGTTTCTTTACTAGAAATATTCCTGCCTCCATCGCTTTCTTTGGAATCATACTACAAGTAGGGTAATACGTTATTTAAATATTTAAAAAAAACTAATTGAGGACTTTTGCTGCAAGTCCTATAACGAGGGCGTCATTTGGATTGTCGAGGTTGAGCCCTAAAACCCCTGCTAGATATTGTAGTTTGTTCATTTCCATCTAAGTTACGTATTGTTTTAATTTAAATGTTTAAATAAAGTATTCACGTAGTAGATTTGTCATGGCTTTGAAAGATAGATCAAGTCGCTCTTTGGAGGGCTCTTTCTCATTGTATATGGGTTGGCAGATCAAAGAGGGATTTAGAATGTCCCAGTCTCAAATAGATGAACTTGAGAAAGTAAGGGTAATTTTAAGACGCAGACAGGCTAAGAAAGCCTAGTTTTTTTATATTATTTCTATTTTCGTAGTCTTAACGCCTGCTGTAGCCTTTGGAATGAATTTGCCTCTCCAGACTATGCCTGCAGGGTCAGAGACCACCCATGTAAATGCAATACCGTCCAACTCTCCAAGGATTAAGCCAGTAGGGACTACAAAGCACTCTCCAGTATCGCACTCTGTATCCATTCTCCTAGGTGCTCCTGCGTTAATAGAGACTGCTGTAATTTGTCCAGTTTCAATAAAGTGGATAATTTCAGGATCCTTTAGATGGACTAGCATTTGTGATTCCTTGCGTATAGGGTCAAACTCTGCGTCTAATACTTGACTGTCTACTTTGTAGTCTAATCCTAAGTGATTAATGTCAGTTGATTTGCCAATACCTGTTCTAGTTAATTGCATTAATTCCTCTCCCTTGAGTAATCGTCTGTAAGGTTCTCCCTCGGATCTGTGGTCTGTGATTGTCTCTGCACTGGCTCTGACTAGGATAAACTTGCCTCCAATGGATTTGTCTAACTCTCCAATTTTGGCTAGGTAATCATCTGTAAACCAATTAAATTGACCGTGTAATTCTACTAGGGTCTCCTTGATTTCTTTCATAGGGTTAGTCTTTCTAGTTCTCTTTGATAATTTTCCATCTTGGAATATTGTGTGAAGTTTGCCTGCTTTGGCTCTCTGACCTATTTTTCTGTGGATTGAATGGACGTGCTTTTTCTCTATGGCATTTAGTACGTCTAATTTGGTAGGCACTGCCATGCGTTTTGTTTCGTCCTCAGGATTGTCCACTGGCTCAAAGTAGCATTTGCAGTTTGGGTGTACGTTGGTATAGCCCTTACCCTCTGACGGTGGGACAGGTCTCTGCTTTTGTGCCAAGTCATAGATTTTTCCCTCAAAGGATTCGCAAATATCACAGTCCTCGTCTCCAGTTCGAGTGTATTTGCCAAACTGTGAGACGGTACTAGGTGGGGTGTTACCTGTTGGATCTCTTTGTATGGATCATGTGGGTCTTTTTCCTTTTTGTATTTGCCAGTTACCTCGTCACGGGCTTTGGGTTCTTCTTTGGTTATAGGCTGAGGCTGCTCGATTCTTAGCCAGTAACACTTACAGTTTATTGCCGTGTTGGTAAATTGCGTGTCCTCACTTGGAGGAATTGGTCTAAAAGATGGGATACTCAAATCAATAATTTTACCGTCAAAAGCCTCACAGAGAATATCGTCTTTGTGTGGATAACGTACATACTTGGCATATTCGTGCTCTGTCTCCTGCGTGTAGTGAGGTGGCAGATCATGGATTTTATCCTGTTTACCGTGGTTTTCGTACCCTCTAGGAGCCCCTACGTTTCCACTCCAGCCCTCCTCATTAGTCATGGCAGGCTCTGAGTCTACCTTTGCTCCAGTGGCTACGTAGTTCTTTTTGTGTTGATCATCATGTGGGTAATTATCCAAAGTCTCTGTAATATCTAACTCAGTCTCCTCTCCAAATACGTACATGGTGGCACCTTGAGCCCTTTGAGTATCTGCCCATGCCTCTGCAGAGAGTCTGTCCTCAAACCATTTCCAGACGGTTAGGTTGTCTCCATTTTTTCCCATTGGGTCATATTCACAGACGTTAAAGCCTACTGGAGGTGTGCATGATTCTCGCTCCTGCTCTGCTGCTTTGAATAGTCCCGTACTCATTCCATACACCCTATGCTAGTTCTTACGACGTCAGGACATGGAGGAGGAATGGCTGCAGTATTGCCAAGGTCTAACTCTCGATAATAGTCAGAGTGTGCCTCAGTGTATTCCTTGAAAGTTGTCTTATTATCTAAAATGATTCTACCTGTCTCTGTATTTTTGTCAGGCTTGTATGTGTTGTCGTGGCAATAATCAGCCCATTTCTTTTGTTTTTCTGTCTTAAATTGTAATTCTGCGACGGTGCCGTCTCCCATTACTAACTCCTCATGGATTGCTCTGTAGCCGTCCTTAGGTGCAGTGTTAAAGTCCTCCATTTTATCAGGATCTGTATTAGACACACTGGCTGCCCTATTGCGTGCAGTGGCTACGTCGTCCAAATTATTGACTACTATCATGTATCCAGAAATATCTCCCATTTTTGAGGGGCTATCATATTTTGTTTTTCTGCCCATTTTTTCCAATGTTTTGAATCTAGTCTTAACTCTGTTTAATACGATTGCTCCCTCTATTCCTGCGACTGCCTGCTCCAGTTGAGGTGCCAAGGCGTCCATGTTTTTCTGATGTTTGCGTCTCTCAATGTCTACTAGCCATGCGTTTTTTATCATCTGCTCCTCGTCCATTTCAGGATATAGTTCTAAGACTCTGTATGCTGTGGCTCTATGGTAATCGTTAGGTTCTGGAGTGTCTCTGATTTCGTCTTTGTTTGTAACGTCGTCGCCTAACTCATCATAGGCTGCATACTCCTGACGTTTTGCTGCAAAGTATTCCTGCTTACGTCTCCATACTTTAGTTTGCGATAATTGCTCCTCTCCAGATTCCTCACTGGATCCTCCTGCAGCAGAACCCTTAACCCATTCTCCGCCCTTTGAAGATCCTGCAGGGACTCTCTGTCTGTCGTTCTCGTCAAAGACTTGAGCCTCCTGAATTGTATCTGGGTAGAATCGCTCTACTCCTACTAAAACATCATTCTCAAAAATATAATTAATCATCTGTGTAGCGTTCTCAGGTTCTACGACTTGTTGTTTATCATTGAGGAATATTTGCTCATTCGCCAAAATGTGTGCCCTCCATGCCTCGTAATGTTTCAAAGGATTTTAACAGTTTAGGATAGTCTCTTTTGAGTCTGTCATACTTAGGGATAAAACCCTCTCCGTCAAAGGGTTTGCCTCCGATTCTCCTGTCCATCTGATGTTCTGCCAGTGCTGCAAATAATTCAGTCTCCATATTATTACCATAACCTCTCTGATATTTGCCCTGCTTTTTATCGGATCTACGCTGCTTTGCATACTTTGAGAAATAGTCAGTAATGTCCTCAGATTTCTTGACTGATCTACTGAGTTTGGCTGCCTCCTCATGGAAAGTTCCCATAGCAGTTTTTGTTTTATCATTTATAATCATGTTATCATATTGACCGTGAGCCAGTTCGTGAGCCATTGTACCCTGAACGGATTTATGCCTGTCGTCACTTGCATTGAAAACATTTACAGTTTCATCATTTTTATTCCATGAGGCACCTCTGCGGTAGAGAGTTCTACCTACTTTGAATGTAGCCTCACTCCTCCCAGCGTGTATTTTTATTTTTAATTTAGGTGTGACTCCTGACCCGTCATTCATGTGAGGTGCTGCAGCACGTACTTGAGACGTGATCTGATGGACTATGTGGGAATGTAGTGAGTCTTTTTCGACATAAAATGAGGCTCTAGGGATACTGGATACAACTAGGTTTTTTTGTTGCCATTCGAGTTCTTTTTGCTCGAATTTCAGTCTGCGTAACTCATTCTCATCTCCTGAGATTTGTCCCTTAGTTCCTGTGAGTTTATTTCTCTCCTTGACTAATTTTATTGCCTTATCCCATTCCTCCTCAGGTACGTCTGTGTAAAAATGGTCGTTACCATTTGCCTTATCTGCAGTGTATGGGGTATTGTCTTTAATGTAATTTTTAATATTTTCAGGTTCTGAACCTCTGAGAAAAATAGCGTCTCCTACTAATTTTCTAAAGTTTCTGTCGTATTGGTATTCCATATCGTCAAGTGCCTCTCTGTTTGCAGCAGATTTATTATTCCATTCCTCCTCGTTAAACTCTCGCTCCTTGATTTCTGTGTCTATTGCCCTCCATGCTGCGTGATCTGTGACTTTTTGGTTATGGTAATCAATCCAGTTTTTGTTAGATAGTTCCTGATCTCTGCCTATCCATACTCCCTCTCCATGGGCTAACTCATAGTCACGCTTAGTCTCAGATATTATTTTATTTTTGATTTCTGGCTTTGTGTTATAATCTATGAAAGTTCTCATGCGTTTTTGATAACTGTCTATTTCAGCGTCTATTTCCTGATCAAAGTCATTTTTACGGTCAGAATCGCCAACGGAGGCAGATTCGCCCTTTTTGATAAAACGTCCTCCCTTACTGCCTGCAGCCCCTTTAGGTGCTCTGGGGTGTTTTGAATCATCATAGGTTTCCTGAGTGCGTGGCAGCCAAATCTCCTGCACTGGGCAATATGTGTCGCATGGGACAAATTCGTCCAAGTGTGGTTCGTGAGGATATGGCTCTCCATTTACTGCGGTTAATTCATCATTAGGAAATTTGGTAGAGTCAGTGTTTAGATATAATGTGTCGATTTTCTCAGTAAGGTCTAAGCCCTCTATTTTGAGCGGAGGATTATCAACACTATTGCTAGTGCTAATCTCTTTAGTTTTATTACAGCCACAGGTCATTTTATCCTAAGTTTTCAGTTGCGTCTAGTAATGCGTTTACATCTGATAACTTGAGATTTTTGAATTTAGGGATTTTCTTATCCTTTAGATTTGCTGGGTTTTGTGACGGTTGTTTTGCCAGTTTTGCAGGGAGTGATTTGTCTACTTTGGAGCGTCCTGCTATCTTTGTCTCTGTCCAGTTGAGTTGTGGATTTGATGGCTGAGGGTCATAAGAGTTAGTTACGTCAGGGCTGGCGTCCATTGACTGCTGAGGTTCTGAGTCTCTGTTAGATGAGGTATAGTCAGCACTGTCCATAGGTCTAGGTGTTTGGTCTGCAGCGTATGTGCTAAACTCTGGCTGCATTGGCATTGGAGGTGGTTGTGGCATACCTCCCATGGCAGGATTATACTGCTGCTGCATTTGATCAGTCATTTCCTGTCTAAGGTTGAGTCCTGCGTCCTCGATTAATTGTCTCATTTCTACTGGATCCTGTACGGCTCCTGTCTGTATTGCTAGTTCTAATAGTTTGATTTGCTGTTCTGAGTCAATATCTGTTTTAATCTCACTACCAAAACTAATCTCTGGATTTGCCTCCTCCCATGGTACTGCGACCATACCTCCGCCATATCCTGCAGCAAAGCCATACATATCGACTGAGTTGTCTAATGCTCCACCTGTAGCGTCATACCATGGCTGGAATAGTTGGTTCTGTAATTGTCTAGTTATAGCCAATGGGAAACTAGCAAGTCCTATCTCTGTCTGGGCTGATGATTCCTCAGCGTTTGCGTATTGATGGGATTCCTCCTGTCCCTGCTTACCTGTGAAAGTCTGCAGACCTTTGAGGATCTCTCCTTGAACCATATCTGTGAACATTGTAGGGTCAAAAGCCCGTGCTGCTGTGCCAAGTTCTTGAACTTCCACTTTGTTTCCCACAACAATATCCTCTCCAGTGTCAAGGCTAGCGAGGTCTGAGGATAGTTGAGAACGTTCAGCAGTTGAGGCGTTCTGTGCGACGTAGACATTGTGTGGGGTGTATCGTCTCTCAGTCAGGTGCATTGTCATGGCAGTAGAGTATTTCCTATCCATAAGGCTAGGGAGTTTCTTTTGCACTGTACCTGACGGAGTAATTTCCTCAAAGTCTCTAGTAGAGGTTAATGCTACCATTACTCCTGTACCAAACATTGAGGCGTTAATTGGATTCCACAAAAAGTGCATAATGTCTGCAGCATTGTGGTAGCCCTGATATTCAGAGCCTCTAAATTCAAATTTGTAAGGTTGTCTTTGTCTGTCCCACCATATACGGACAGCAGATGAAATAGGGATATTCATTAAATCGTCTTTATTTCTGATATTGTTAATTCCTAAACGTGGTTTCCAAAAACTATTCCCATAGGTAATTACTTCTTTTACTAGGATAGTGTCAATCCAGTCAAAGTCTATGTCTTTGGAGAATTGTGACATTTTGTCCTGCACTGCCTCTATTTCTGATTTCCAGTAGTGGGCTCCTCCTGTAATTTTAGATGATAAATCATTGACTGCTAGGGCTACGTCCTCGTCTCTCTCTGCGTAATAGGATTGAACAGAAAAAGGGACTGTAGGGGTATCGAATGTCCTTGAGGTATAACCCTCTCTGGAATACGACCCTACAGTTGAGAGTTCTGCTCCAAACACAGGCTGGGAGAATCCCTGCTCATGTGACATGGCTGCAGCGTATTGGATTGAGTTTACGTTCAAGTGCTGGTTTTGTAAGCGTCCAGTATTGACTTGGTTTCCTCCAGAGATAATATCTCCTAGTCCTCTACGTAGTCTCGAACCGAATCCCATGATAATTTAGGGCATTATCTCGATAAAAGTGTCAATCATTGTAAATCTCGATCATATTCCTGACGTTACTCTCCTTGAGGTATTTGCCGCCAGTGCCTCTCTTTGGTCTATTCTTATAAAATTCAGGGTGTACGATATTAGCACAGTCAAAACATAACTGCCATTCAGTCCAGTTGTGGGCGTATGGGTTTTTAGTAATTTTCTTACAGCCAGTGTGATACCTATAACCAATACAACGCAAACGCTTACGGTTAAAACTTAGCGAAGTATGTACGAATATAGTTATCTATTAACGATTATTGACTATTTGCGTGCTTCCTGCCTCCGCCTGTCAAGCCTAGATAATGACACCTAGCACACTGACCGTGGATCCAACAGTGTTTAAACTTGGTTTTGCTGTGGAGGTTTGTTTTGGTACAAGTCTTACATCTCATAACTACAGTCGCCCTCATGGTCTTTAGTGAGCAGGCACCTAAGAGTATATGGATTGTCTCTTTGCCAAATTGTCATAACGTTCACACATCTATGTCTGATATGGTTAGGGTTTTGGGTATTCATAGTCCTCTATGTCTACAAGTCCTAAAGAATCGCATACATTAATAAAATTGACATTCATACTAATTTCACTTTATGTTTGAGATTATTTCTGTTATAATTATCTAATGCTTTTGCTATGATAAATTTCTCATGTGGATTAGGTTTCCTGTGACCGTCCATGTTATTCTGTTTGAACATATCCTCAGTTTTGTTAAGGTGTGGTATGTCTGGCATATCCTCTAGTTTATGGACTACAACGTCCTCAAAGCCGTCAAATTTTGATAAGTGATATTCAAAGTCTACTCTATTGCAGGGATTTTCATTACCGTATTGAATGGAGGGTTTGTCAATTTCCAAGAATTTCTCTAAGGTGTGGTTTTTGTGGTATCCAAAGAACCAATACATTGACCATATAGCGTCCACGGGATTTCTTACTATTACTACAGGAAAGTGCGTATCTCTGAACGGTTCGTAAGTTGGCAGACAATTAACTGACGTAATGTCCTCAGTGGTATGGATAGTTGAGACCCAGTCTGGATATTTGTTGGTATACCATTTGATTATAGAATTAATGCCACATTTCTGAAAGCCCATGATATAGGGGGATCTATTCATTGAATCCGTCCTCATATTTGTGATAGTCAGGTCTTTTAGTAAATTTGTTGCCCTTATTCTCCCATGGAAAATCATCATATTTCTGCATGGTTGATAGTTTAAGGAATATAGGATCTGTGTCTCTCCACTCCTGCTCTATAAAGTCAAGGTCTGTAATGTGGGTTTTATGTGAAGTAATGAAAATAGGTCTGCGGTCTCCCCAGAGTTGTGCATACATGGCAGGAGTTCTTTGTCTATAGGCTGTCTCATTCCTGATTACATCATAGCCTTTTTTGATTAAATATCTCTCAAGTGAGCACGTCCCGTTATGTGCGACTCCCATTATGATATATTTCTTGGATTTATCGAGATCCATGGTTTAACTATTTAATTTCCCTATTTATCAATTTAAAAAAAAGGGCTAGTGTTTTTTGCCCCAGATGGCTTGCTTTTGCTCGTAGGAGGCTTGATTGTAAAAGTCCTTGACGTGCTGCCATTGGTTAGGAATGTGAACCCCGAACCAAAACATACCTCTAAGCCTGCCTGAGGCGTCTCGAGCATTGTATATTTTGACCCCATACAGACTATGATGATCACGGTCATACTCAAAGACGAGTTCTCCTGCTTTGTGCATTTTTCTAAGTAGTGCCACGCTACCTCCACTGAATTTGTGGACACTGTGTATTTTTTGTTTCATTTCCAATATCTGTACGGTAATTAAATAGTTAAATGATTTGCATGGATAGTATGGATACTTTGCATACTCACGCACAGATTATCGTTTGCGTCTGACTCGGCTTATACTAAAGGAGCCCTCATCATAATTGTTATCTCCTACCATACAGTAAATGATAGCCATCATAGAGTCTGGAGGGTGGTTAAACTCCTTACGTACTCTTTGCCTGCCGTCCTCTACTGCTCCCTCCTGTTGTTTTTCCAAGTCCTTACGGGTTAATTGCACCCAGTCCTTAACTAGCCAGTCTGTCTCCCAGTTCTTAGCATAAGGGATCATAAGTTTAGGTATAGCGATAGGATCGTCCTCTCTTGTTAATTCTCTCCATGGTTCTCTGATATGAGCACAGTCTACTTTCCAGCCTATAAAATCGACAAACTGTTGAATGATAGTAGTTTTGTCTACTTGGAATCTGCCAAGTTCTTCTCCCTCTGGCTCTGAGTCTGCTTGAATGTCCATGTGGGGCTTTGTTTCATCTGATATGGTTCTGCAGGAGTAAAATGTGGATTTTCCAAGTCCTGAGAATGGTTGATCCTGTGAGTCTCTGCCTCCGTCCTGAATAACGGGTACCATATCCTGTCCATGCCCAATATCTCCAACTGCTATATCGACTCCGTATGCTGCGAAAGTTTCTGCGATATGTCTGGCTTTGTCGTATGGGTGGTCTGTTTGGGCGATTTTTTCAATCCATGCGAGTTGATAACGCTTTGACTTCCTCCAGTGTAAGAGAATTGCCAAAACTGTTGTAGGGGTTGTCGTGCTAGATCCGAAGTCAATACCACCCAGTACCCTGAGTTCGTTACCATATTGATTCTTGAGTTCTCTTACCTCGTCTCCTGATAAAAGGTTTAGATATTCATACGGTCTCATGCAGGCTTTGACCATTTCTGGAGTGATAGGTCTCCTCTCTGCCTTGTAGAATTTGCCCTCACAGTGACTTAGGAATATTGACTGTGGCTGATTTTTCTCCTGCCATTCTATACTAATGTTTGATGGGATTTGATAGTCATTAACGGCACTATGAATAGTCAATGGAATAGATGGGAATATTCTTTGCGGTAGGTGGTAGCCTCTTACCTCTGTAGCGTCTGGGTTTTGTGGTATCCATTGTCCTGCTAGTATTTTCTTTAGATCCTCTGGGCTGTTATTAATTATGCCATACTCATCATAGGTTAGGTTATTTCTCCAGCCTTGATGTTCGTACTTTCGTCCTGTACTTTTGTCGGTATAATCGCTGCTATCATCATAGATCCACTCTCTTTGATCACTTGCGAGCCAACGGTTATCCCATTCAGAGCCTGCCTCTCCTCCAATCCCCATAGTCTCAAACTGTCCATGTGTTTGAGTAAGTGAGTAGGTAGCATGAGATACAAATTGGTAATCATGGTATTGTGTCTCGTCAAAGGCTAGATAATAATTACTCTTACCCTCTACGTTCTTGTATTCTCCCTCGTCTGTGACCATGTAGCCAACTGAGCCATTCAAGCACTCCAGAGTATCTACTGCAGCACGTCCTCCATGTGGGAGATAAGCCCTTAGATTATCATTAGCCAGCATGGTCTCACGTCTAAATCGTTGTCTACTAAATGCTGATTTGTGGGGCTCATTGTCTGCCACGTATGTGACTTCTTTGCCCTTATTGCGTAGTAGTTTGCTTGCTACCTTATCTGCAGCATAGGTAGTTTTGTGAGTCTGTCTGCCTGCGAGGATTGTCTTTGATGGGTGGTTGTCTAAGTAAATAGGTGGGTAGAATGGTATGAGATCCCATTTCCTCTCAGTGCCTCCAATGAATTTCCTATCATGGAGAGCAAACTCCCAGTCATTTTTATGTAATTTAGGCAGAACTACGGCAGCCTCTACGCTCATTCGTTTGGCTATCTTGTTAAGTTCTGTGGATATAGTACCTGTCATTAAGTCTCAATAGGCTCCAACACAGCAGGGCTCATAGTGCTCTGCAATACCTCTGGAGGGATTCTGTCCAGTTTACGGTTAATGTCTTTAATGTGCTGCTCTACGTATAGATTCTTTGTAAGTGTGGTCTGGGTCTGCTGCATATAGGCTATGCTTGAGGCTAATTTAATCATCATTTCTACGTCGTCGTCTCTGTCACTTAGCATAAATCGTTTCATTAGTTTATCGTGCATATTATGATTAGATTTAGAATAATGCTCTACTAGGCTTTGACCTTTAGTCATTAAATACTAGGGGGGTGGGGTGGTTAAATGTGTTAATAATTAACTGTAGGAGCAAATCTGACCATAACAATACCTCGGATAATCAATCGGGGTAATATTTACGGTCAGAATGGTAAAAGGAGGTCAAAATGGGGTTTAAAAAAAATTAAGCCTTGACTTCACGTCTAAAACTTAATTCGACCTCAGGTTGTCTAAGATCCCTCCTCTTATCCATGTAAGAATCACTAAAGTCCACACCGTCAAACTTGAACCCTTTGTAGATTTCAAGTATTTTCTCTACCTCAAGGGAGCCAAGTTTTGCGTGTCTGTAAAAGAACTTACCGCCTATACGGTCTGACTCCTCATGGTTCTCTGGGATTCTCATCATGATTGAGAGAGAATAGACCCTCTTTCTTGGATAGTCGTCATTGTCGTAGACCATGAGTTTGACAGATTTGATATTGTGCCCCTCATAGACATTCTTAATGGCTCTAAGTAATTTAGCCTCTCCTTGACGTCTACCACGGTAATGACCTGAGTATTCGTATTCGATGTTATTTGCTTTTTGGATCATTTCCACTATTCATTAGTGGTACTCATTTAAATATTTAACTTACAGTCGTCCTTATGGTCTCCGAACCATTCCCCACATTCATTGCATTTCTCATCAGACTTGATAGTCCCCATTATTCCACATTTGGGGTGTGGGGGAGTTTGAGGGGGAGAGGGGTTAGTCATGGCAATCGCACTCACATTTCTTATAGCCGTTTTTCTTGAATACTCCCTTACACATACTGTGCTGATAGTTAAAGCACCTATGGGATTTAGTTCTCTCGATTAGACTCATTTTAGAAATACTCCTAGAGCGTGTATGTACCACCCTGCAGCGAACATTATTGCTCCAACTATGAATAATTTAGTATCCTCCCTCATGGTGCTATCTCCACTAGGAAATGAGGTTGAGTGGCTGCCCACTTGTTATTTTTGAATTTTAGCCTATGGTCGAACCAATACATAGAATACTCTCTCTCTAATAGCCAGTGGAACCATTTTTGATCAGTCTTACTAGGTAATAGCATAATTGAGAAATGTCCTAGTTCTACCTCCTCTATGGCTTTTTTAACGAATCTAGCCAGTAATGTATTACCGTCCTTATCTTTTGAGCCGTTACCGTATGGGGGATTTACATAGTTCCATTTGTGCCATGATGTGATTAATCCATCTATTTTAGAGTCTGCAGGGCATGGGTCATAAAAGAAATTAGACTCCCCCCAGCCTAACTCCTTGATTTTATCAAATACCTCGTCTGGCGTAATATGAGTGTCAGACTTGCTAGGTGGCATATAACTACCCAAAGTTCATCATTCTCATTTTAATGTCCTTGAGTTCCTTTTGTAGGGCTGCTATCTCTCCCTGTAGTTTGTATACGGATTTAAAATCATCATTACTGGCTCCTACTAATTCGTTAATTTTCTTATACATAGACATGAGTGTAGGGTCTGCAGCCATCTTAATATCGCCTGCTAGGGGACTTATTGACATAGTGTCTCCGTGTGGGATTTTCTCATAATCTCAAAACAGGTCTGGCACCATGTCTCAATACGACTATCATCTATGCTGCAGCCACATTTTAGACACATACCAAATCTGACTTTTTGAGTATTTCTGCTCATTAGTCGTCTCCCTCCTCATGTATATCGCAGTGACAACTTGGACAGGTAAACGGATAAGATACTGGCTCATAGGTAATGATTTTCAGTAGACATTCAGGACACCGCATTAGTAGACCTCCCTGAATAAACACTTGATAATATCATCATAACTTTTGTTTTGTGTGGCTCTGTAATCTGTGTTATGCTCGTCTCTGAGGTGGGTCTTTGGGGTTCTTACATCATATTTCCTGCAGAGTCTACAGAAATACTGCATTTTGTGTTTAGGGGCTACCTGTCCTGCAATTAGTTCCTCAGGCTTTGTATCCATTAATGAAAAATCATATTGAGGAGAGGTTGGAAATGAACCTAACGTCAAAGTCCTCTCCCCCCCACTAAGTTTGTGTAAAATAGTGAGTAAAAAATAAGGGAAGTCATTTAGACTCCTCCTTGGAAATTTGGTCTACAAACTTGTAGCCTCTGTTTGGTTTCTTATTCCATTCGTCTCTCTGGACAAATAGATCCTCTACCAAATCAAATACAGATTTGTTCTCTATTTTGGCTACGTCTGCTTTGTCTCTAATGACTAGAGCGTCCTGATTACCCATAGTGATTTCAACTGTGAAATCTTTGGTACCTATGAGGTCTTTTGGACTTGTTACGTCGCCCATTCTCATTCTGACTGAGTAGTAGGCGGATTTTTCTTCTTGACTCATTGATCATAAACCCTCTGTAAAATTTTCCCACATACCATGCAGTCCACTTGGACAAAATCACATTTTGGGATTCTAAATGGCATTGTAGGGTGTAAATGGCGACATAAATCGCCTCTAGCGTAATTTTTTCTGGCTAATTCTAATTCTTTAGATACGGTACTCATTTCCTTACATTCCTAAAAACTAATACTTTATTTAAGCATTTACATATTAAATCAATTAACTAAATAAATAAAAAAGGTTAGTGGGTTTTTTTCCACTGCTCCATTAATGCCTCAAATTCCTCCTGAGATTCCTTTGTGTATTCATGTGGTTTTTCCACTTTGTTTTTCACTGTGTCCTCATACTGGGTGCATTTACACTCACAGGACTTGCCTTGGCACTGATAGTGTCTGGATTTGTTACACGGGCTGCAGCGTTTCAAGGTTGATATGTAAACTCCCTATTCTGTGTTGAATAGTGGATATTTGGGTACTGCTCAAGATAGGACATATACTCTCTAGCAAAGGTCTGATCAGATATGTGCATACGACTAATTAGCACTCCTCGTTTGATTTTTCCCTCAGTCATTACTAATGAGCAGAAAATTTTACTCCTAGCCTCTCCTGCAGCCTCTTTATTCACGTTCATAAGTCATGTGTGTGTGTCTGTGTTATTA